AGTCAGTCTCGCGAGCAATGTGATGGCAGGCTTTCATGATGTCACGCATACCAGTCCACTCGTTGTCGTGTAAAGCTGAGACGTTCATAAGGTTGTCAATAATAATTAGGTGAGGCCATTCACCATACTTTTCACCATAAGCCTTGACCATTAGATCAACATCATCTAATGTAGGGGAAGGGTCAAAACAAAATTCAATCTTTTTAAGTGATGCTAGTTCTTTGGTATAAAAATCAGCACCATCATTCTTAAGTGATTCTTCAATACTTGAGGCCATATGCCCTGTGATAACTGCTGCAGCACGAATAGATGTGGTATAGGCATCTGTGTCTGCTGAAATGTAAAGTGTTGGAACGTTGGCTTTGATGCCATAAAAAAGTGCAAGTAAAGATTTACCAGAGTTAGGTTGACCAGCAATCATTGTTACTTGTCCACGTCTAAATCTAATGCCTTCTTGTTTTAACGAAGGAAAAAGATCAGGGAGCAACTGTGGTTCATCCAAATGACGGACAGCCGCCTGTTTGATTGTTAACAAAGTTACTCCCTTCTCTTATTGTTCTTGTATTAACGGATAAATTGAGGTTCGCATTGATCTGCGGTGCCCTTTGGAGAAGGACAAAAATAGCCTTTCCAAGGTCCCTTGGCACTTTGACCAGTACGAAATGTCATTCCACCGTGTTTACAAGCTTTTGCACCATCAGTTGATGCTGATTGTGTTCTTGGTTGTTCAATAGGTGTAGCGTTAAGTGCTTCTCTTAAAGCACCTTGCGCTGTGTACAATGTTTCAACTGCATTGATATCAGGTGTAACATTAGCAATTGCTCCTAATGCTGTTCTGATTTCATCTTCATCATATGAATAAAGATAAATATTAACTAATGTACCTTGTGAGGTTTTAAAGTTAAGTTGTGTCTTTACCCCTGGTGTTTCTGCGCTCATTTTATTTCTCCTTGATCTATAGATGCAAGTGGGTCATACTTATCTGCTAACTCCCCACCAGAAGCATAGCAGTATTTTGCCACTGAACATGACTTACAAGTCATACCAATATTTGGCAAAAAAATTTCTAACTCAAGTGCTTTCTCAAATTGTCTAAACAATTCGGTAAACACCGGTATTGTCCAACGTGACAAGTCACCTGCATCTTCCATGATACCCTGCCGAGCATTATAGAAGAATCCTTTGTTTGGTCTTATGCCTTCTGTTATTTCCATACAGCAAGCGTATAAACCAAGTTGCATATTGTAGTCCGGCATGTAAGCACCGGCTTTGTAATCAACTACAACAAGTTCACCATCTGGTGTTACAGCAATTAAATCAACAAATGCTTTAACTGGTACGTTACCAAACTTTACATTGTATTCGGCTTCAATATGTGGTGTGTTGCTTTTACCATAATAGATAGACCATTTAGAATTGTGCCACCATTGAATAAAATTATCAACCATCTTTGGCCCATTGTCAGACCACCAGATGTCATTTTCTTTATTAGGGTATGCCTTAGTTGCACGACCACCAGCACGCCACTCTGAGGGAATGGTATCTGTTTTAACAACTTCGGCATCAATAAGTTTTTGAAATGTTTCTTGCCAATACTTCTCTGCTATTTGTTTAGTCATTCACAATCCAATTCTGGAGTCGGTGCAGTTGCTGGACTACCACATGACGCACAGTGCATATCCAGAAAATACATTGAGATTTCGTTTTCTTCAAACATACATTTAACATCCCAGATTTTAGATCCACATAAACAAATATGTGTGGGTATACCCCTGAGATTGAACTGTGGGCCGGTTGGCTGTAGTTCATCAATGTGTTTCATTGTCTCGCAAGTATTTTTCTACTGCTTCGTGAAAAGCAGAACCACCAACAAAATACCAAGCAGGTGATTGTGGTGCTTGTATCTTTCTTTCAAGTTCCCAAGCTTTACCACATCTCATCCAAGATGTAAAAGAGCTGAAACTTCTATGTCCAATTTGTGTTTCCATACCAGTCACAATATCACAAGTTTGTAATTCGTTTGAAGACACGCTAAAAGCGTGTCGGTTGCTATTATAATTTTATTAAGATTATACTCGGAGCGAGCCGGTGAGTATGTGCGAGCGACCCGTTTACGAGGAACCGCCTAAAGCGGTTCCGAGTATAAAGATTGTGTATACAAAACAAAAAAAAGCCCCCTACAAGGGGCTGGGTATATTCCTACACCAAACCACCCTGTAAGGGGCTAAAACGTGCCTTAAAAAGGCTTTAAACGGTACGTATGGACACGTACATAATCCCACCGAAACCAGAATATCTTCGGTCTGCTGGGGTTGTACGTTCAAAACTTAACTGCTCAATCAGGCCAACAACCTGCTCACCGGTAGTAAAATCTTGGATCACAATGGTATCTCCTGCAGCTTCAAGGTCTTCTAATTCTTGTAACCTAATGAAAGCACGACCTTCGTAACCATTTTGGATACCGTAACGATCTGTTTCAAAATCGTAGTTAACTAAAGGAATTGTTAACTGGCGTGCCCTAGTCACAGCAGGAAGAGACTTAACTTGATAGCCGTCAAACACTGGACCTTTAGTTGTGTCAGTTGCTGAACGTGCAAAAATAAATCTGAAAGCAAGTTCTTCTTGTGGTTGAGTAATGTTTGTGGCAAGGTCTGTGTTCAATGCTGGTGTTGAACCTGCAATAGTGATAATAGAAGTTATGTCACCATCTATTTCTTTTGTTGCAATAGCACAAGTACCAAACATTGGTGTGTCAAACCTTGGTTTGATTAGCTTAAAATATTTCTTTTCAATAGTCGCATACCTAATAAAACCTGTGTCCAAGAAACCTGTTGGGGTTTTATTTGTGGGATGTTCAAAGTAAACACCTGAACCTGCAACAGCAAATGCTGCACGGCCTGTGTCACCAATGAAAGCAACAGCGCGACAATTACCTGTTGTGCCACTTGATAAATCTTTAGCATAAGCATATCTTCCGGGTTCAATTTCTTGGGACAAATCAATACGAATCAAACCAGACTTACCATCAATAGCATTGGTCACAGTTGCGTAAGCAAACCTGTCCTCAAAAGCAAAAGATAAAGTATGTGAAGCATCAGATTTTTCGTAAGTCAAAGGACCATAACTGATGTCACCGTTAGCATCAATGATACCAATACGGATACCTTTATTGGTACCGATAAGCATATATGTTCCAAGGTAAACACCAAGAGCTGTAATGTGTTCATCGTCAGGAAAATCTGCTGCAGTAACAGCATTGGTTAATGTTGGCATAACACCAACAGTGCTTAAAGTAAATTTAAAAATGGATGAATTGTTACCACGATAACCTGAAGCATAAATCGCTTGAGGTCCTTCAACAATGGCTGTCCAAATCCAATTAGGATCAGGGTGTGTGTAACGTTTATCTGCAACAAGAGGACCAGTGGCACCTGTTGATGAAGTGATTTCGTAAACACTTGGACCAATGGCTGCAACAAGTCTTTGTTTAACAAAACCTATAACAGTTTTGCCACCTGTTTGATAAAAGATAGAACCAGTTGCACCGGTACCTGTTAAATCACCACGATAAATACCTGTGTCATTTGCTGCATAATAATTTAAACCGTCTTGTGCAAGGGAAGTTATATCTGAACCTGAACCACCATAAGCAATAGTTGTTGCACCAGTGCCACTAGCAGGGATGCGTGTAAGAACATCATCATCTGAAACAAAAATGCAGTCTTGGTCTAATGAATCAATAGCACCAAACATTTGAATATCATCAGATAAAGTAAAAACATTTGTTGTATCAGGAAGCATACTGACTTGGCCAGGTGTCCAAACATCTACACCAGCAGAATCATTAAAACGGTACTGAACATTCTCTGAAAGATAAGGGTCAAGATAGTTGATACCAGCACCAAGATGAAAAGATGATTGGGATCTTAACCACCATCCTTCAAAGGTTTGCTCACCAACTTCTTTACTGTTGTCAAACTGTTGTTTACGATAAGTTGCTGTTTGTCTTTGATAAGGGTATCTGTCTGATGCTGCAAGAAGGAAAGGTTGTCCACCGATGGCAACATCATAAATGTTGCTAGTGTTTTCATAAAGTT